CTCTCCTAGCCGAAGCTCAGCGCGCAGCGTCCACAGCCGGCATCGAGCGCCTCCTTGGAATCGGCGGCAATATGGCCGCGCTCAAACCTGAAGTTCTCGACAACCTAAACTTCGACGAAACCTTCATCAAATACGGAGACATGCTCGATGTGGACCCGTCTCTATTCCACACTCCTGCGGAAGTTATTCAGCTACGCCAGGCCCGCGCTCAGCAACAGCAACAACAAGCCGCGCTCCAAACCGGAGCCGCCGCCGCTCAGGGAGCCCAAACCCTAAGCCAAACCGATGTTGGCGGGGGGCAAAACGCCCTTCAACTCATGATGGGACGGGCCGCATGACCCGCCAATCTCGTCTAATTCAAATTCAAAAAGAGGACGCGGCCAATGAAGAACTCGTCATCCGCAACCTCATGTCCACTCCCGCCGGTCGTCGATGGGTCTGGCTCTTTCTCAGCGCCGCCTCCCTCTTTGCCGAGTCCGAACACTTCGAACCCTACCGCCTCGCGTATGAAAAAGGTCAGCGCCGGATTGGCCATTTACTTCTTGCTTCTGTTACCCGTCATACTCCTCGCGAGTATATAAAAATGACGGAAGAAGCTACCAACATTTCCCTTTCAATCCCCGACATCGAGTCTCAAGATGACTGACGCAACTATCATTCCCGCTGCTGAAAGCACTCCCGCTCCGGCTGTGGCTCCGAGCCCTGCTCCGGCCCCAACTCTCGAATCCATTCTCTATCCCCCGGCGGACCCAAACCCCGCCCCCGAACCGGCTGCGGCGGCAGCCCCGGAACCGAAAGCTGAAGGCGAAATCGGGGCGAGGCCCGAAGCTGACGCTGCTCCGAAAGACAATCCCGGTGAACCGGCCCCCGCGCCCGCTCCCGCGATTCTCACCGCCGACTCTTATAAAGACCTCACCCTCCCCGAGGGTCTCACAGTCGATGATGCCCTCTTCGCCAAAGCCAAAGAAACTTTCGCCAAAGTCGGCATTGACCCGGACAAAGCCCCCGAACTTCTGGCCTTCTACAAAGAAAGCCAAGACTCCCAACTCGCCGCTCTCCGCTCCGAAATCGCAGCGCAGGACGCCCGTTGGACCAAAGAACTCGACGCGATCCCTGAATTCCAAGGCGAACAACGTACCGTCGCCCAACAACTCATCGGTCGCGCAATCGAGGAATTCGGCTCACCCGAAGTGCGCCAAACTCTTTCCGCTTACGGGCTGGGTAACAATCCCGCGCTCGCTCGGATGATTTACAATATGGCCTATGCCGTAGTGGAAGGCTCGCCTACCTCTTTCGGCTCTCCGGCCCCGATCCCGCGCAATGGCCTCTCTGGCCGCCCATCCCTCGCCGAGTTCCTGTACGACCACCCGGACTCTGCAAAAGCAAGGAATTGAGTTAAATGGCTACCGTTTCCGCAGGTGTTTTCACCTACCTCCAATGGGCGCTCCGAATGGACCCCACTGGTAAGATCGCTCAACTCGTCAACCTCCAATCCCAAGCCAACGGGATCAAGGAAGACGCCTTGGCCGCCGAATGCCAATCCGGTAACTCTTTCGAGTTCACCCAAGTTGTCTCTCTTCCCACCCCAATCCGTCGCCAATACAATCAAGGCGTCGTCCCGACCCAAGCCGGCGTTGGCAAAATCGTCCAAACCGCGGTCATGTACGCTGACACAGTTAGAATTGACGAAGCCCTCGCGCGTTTGAACGGGAATAAGGACGCTCTCCGCGCCCAAGAAGATAAGCTTCATCTTGAAGCCATGATGCAGTTGATCTCCTCCGACCTGATCTACTCCGGTGTCGCCGGAGATCCGACCCAATTCGTCGGTCTCGCCAACACTTACAACACCGTTTCTACCGCCAATTCCAATATCGCCAACAACGTCATTGACTGCGGCGGAACCGGCTCAACCAACTGTTCCATGTGGCTTATCGGCTGGGGTCCGCGTCACATCCACACCATCTTCCCCAACGGCGTTCCCGCCGGGATGATCCACAAAGACATGGGACTCCAACAAACCCTTGACGCCAACAATAACTTCTACTGGGCTTGGACAACCTGGATTGAAGAAAACATCGGCCTCGCAATCCACGACTGGCGGTATGGCGTCCGCGCTTGCAACATTGACTACACTTTCTTCGGTGGGCCTCTGGGCGCAAACCTCATCGCGACCCTGACCCTCATGACCAAGCGCCCGCCCGTCATGCCCGCCGGTGTTGGCCCGGTCCAAACCTCCGACGATCCCGAACTGGTCACAATGGCCCGGTCCGCTATTTACATCAACCGCACCGTGGATGGCGCGCTGGACCTGCAAGCTCAAAACAAGTCCAACGTATTGCTAAAGATGGACGAATGGGATGGCCACCCGATCTTGACCTATCGCGGCATTCCAATCCGAAACGTAGACAAGCTCACGACAACAGAAGCTCGTGTGGTTTAAGGAACCAATCCAATGATCGATATCTCCTATCTCTTCGACGGAACAATCTCTTCCGCCGGCATCCCGACCGGGGCCGCAATCACCACCACTCGCAACTCCACCAACGTCCTCGATATCATCGGGTCCAACAGCACAGGAAACACTTCTAGCGGACTTGGTGTCGGGGTTGACCTTGGTGCGATGGACGCACTTGAACTCAAGATCGACATCCCGACCACCTTCACCGCTGCTGGCGCGGCCACTCTCACAGTTGACTTTCAATGCTCCCAATCAGCCGGCTCTGGCTTTAAAAGCCTGCTTCTCTCCAACGTCTACCCCGTGGCCCAACTCATCGCCGGTTCCCCTCTCTTCCGCTACCGCTGGCCTCTGAACCAACTCCTCAATGCCAGCGCCGGAGTTCTGGGCGCTCCCGGGCGGTACTACCAGTTTGTCTACACTGTCGCCACTGGTCCCTTCACCGCTGGCTCCGTCTTTGCCTACGTCGCCGCCGCTGGGGATCGTCGCCAATTCTACGCTTACCCGAACAACTACATCGCTGCCGCTCCCGCCGGAGAAATCTAACCATGACCCCTCGCTATCAAACCCTAGAGGAGATTCCGGTTCCGGCCGGGGTCTCCCTCCCTCCCGAAATGCTCTATGGAACCGGCCTTATCCTTCGCGGGGCCATCATCGACTACGCTGGCCCGCCCGGTCCCCATCTCTACCCCCTGAACGACGAAGCCAGGGCGCGAATGGAAGACTGGTACCAAGAATGGTTTGAGCATCGCCAAGACAACCCCGACGGGACCACAACTATGGTCCGTCTCCAGCCTCACATGAAGTTTCGCCAAATCTACTCCGCTCCCGGCGAACAGCACACTCTCACCGTTGTGGCCCCGGCCCAAACCAAACCACAAGGCCCGTCTCTGGCTGAATCTCAAATCCCTGGTTCAACCCAGCGAGTGTTCGACCAGCGTCCCGGCCCCGCAAACGGAACGCAAATCCGAAAGGAATACGAAACTCCGGCTATGGTTGGCTCAAAACCGGAACAACTCGAACTTGGTCTAGTCGCGGCCCCACCCCCGCTTCCCTCCGGCGATCCCGCCGGTTCAATCCGCACAACCAAGGCGAGGTAACTCATGGCACTCGGTCCCCCTTTTGGCCCGCCGATCAATTACATTCCAGGCGGGGCTCTTCAAACCATCTACGTTCGCTACGATCAGAACCCCTTCCTTTACACTCAAACCCCCGTCCTAACCGCCGCCCTCCCCGCTGCGGCCACGGCAGGGCAAGGGGCAAAAGCTTGGGTTTCGGACGCAACCTCTAGAACTTGGGGCGCGGCTCCCACTGGAGGGGGCGGTGACATCGTCCCTGTCTGGTGCGACGGCACAACCTGGTACGTCGGAGGGTGCCACTGATGTCCAAACTCTCCATTGCGGGCGGCTCGGCCGTCCTTCTCCTAACCGGGGCCGTTCCGCAATGGGCGGAGGCCCAGGCCCAAGGCGGGGCAACTGTGGTTTCGGGGTACACTTGCCCTACATCAGGAACAACTGTCGTCAACGTCGGCAATAACCGTCCGCTTATCGAAACCCAAAACGGAGCCCTTTGCACTAATGGGTCTGGCGGTGGCGGGGGCGGTGGCGGCGGCGGCCCCGTAACAATCGCAGCAGGTGCTGTTTCATCGGGGGCGTATGTTGCGGGGTCAATCCTGGACGGCGCGATCGTTACACTCGGCACACTGGCCGACAACCCCTGGACCGGATCAGGATCAGGGTCACTGATCGCGATTAGCAAAGACATGGCGAATATCATGGCCGGGCCGACACCGTCCGGGAGCAATTACATTGGCCAGGTCGGGATTTCGGGGACAACGACGGTGAACGGCGTCGTGGGGTTGTCGGCGGGAACGTCGATAGGGATCAGCGCCGGCCAAACTGTCAGCGTCACCAATGGAGCGGTCGTGGGCCTGAGCGCCGGGTCGGCGAATATCGGCACCGTGGGGATTTCGGGCGGCGTGGGCTTGAACGCCGGGTCCGCCGTCATCGGCCAGGTCGGCATTTCCGGCGGGACCTCAGTTTCCGGTACTGTCGCCCTCGGCGCCGGGTCCGCCCAGATCGGCACGGTCGGAATCAGCGGCTCGATCTCCGGTCAATCCGGCGCGCTCACCGCCGTTTCCGCGACGTGCGCCACATCATCGACCGTAATCCTGTCATCGGGATTGGCGACTTCATTCATCGAGCTTCAAGTCGCCGGTGGCGTGACATATCCCGAATACGTCGCGTACAACGGAACCGCGGCGGTCAACTCCGCTCCAAGCGAGGTAATTTCCGCCGGACAGACTAAGGTTTGGGGCGGTGTAGGGGGATTTCTCCCGACCGGGGCAATTACCTGCATCGCCTCAGCCTCCCAACCCATGACGGTGATTTACAAATGAGGATTGTCACCGCGCTCATCGCCGCGCTGCTGGCCGGATCGGCTTCGGCCCAAGCGATCTACGGGCCTGTTATCCCCGTTCCGGTCACACCGTCATTCGGCGGTTCCGGTGTCGCGAACACCGGAACTCTGACCTGGAACGCGGCCCAGACGTTCTCGTTCACGTCCGGGCAGACGATGACATTTCCGTCCGCGTCCGCTACCCTTGCCGGGACTAACACCACTAACACTTGGTCGGTCGGCCAGACCTTTACCAACGCGGTCACAATAGGATCGGGGGCGTCTCTGCGCGCCGGTAGCGGGTCTCCAGTCATCATCAGCTACACCGCGCCCACGCTCTCCTCTTGCGGCGGATCGGCCGCCATCACTAACAACAGTGGTACAGCCGCATTCAATTATTCGGTCGGCACGTCACCCCCCACTACTTGTACAGTGACCTTGCCTGCGGCTTCGCACGGTTGGCATTGCACCGCCGATGATCTTACAACTTTGACTGAAGTCATCCACCAAACAGGGGTGTCAACCACAACCTGTGTGCTGACTTACTATGCCATCACCACCGGAGTCGCGACCGCGCCCACCGCGTCCGACAACATTCTTGTTTCAGCAATGGGGTACTAGATGACCACCCAAACGACCGAAGAAGCCGCCGTTACCACGGCTGTGGAAGCCGAAGAAGTTACTGATCATACTCTGATCGCGGCGTTCATCACCGCCAATAGCGCATCGGTGACGACACTGCAAACTAACGCCAACGCCCTGGCGACTTCCCTCTCTAGTCTTCAAAACCAACAGGTCGCCCAGGGTTTCGCCAATCAGTTCGCGGCCCTCGTCACGGCCTATCAGACCTTCGCCGCGCAGGTGCTCGCCTACGAAACCAGCCCCCCGCCGGTGTGATGCTCGCCGTCTCCCTCGTTGCCTGCAATACATTCAAAGGAACCTTAAAATGAATCCCTTCTTTCTTGCTATTTGGGTTCTTATGATCGCGGGAAAGATGGGAATCGTAGCCATTCTTCTTCGCCGTCGGGCGGGCGTATAACATGAACCCCGAAATATCTACAGCGGTTAACGATAATGAAATGGAGATTGCAAAATCCCATTTCAATCGCTATCTCGGGGTTTACATCGCCACTCTTCTCTCCGTTCTCGTAGCGTTCGCTGGGTGGGCTTGTGTAACTTTTGTGGAAGTTCGCGATACTGTAATCGCGTTGAAACAAACCGTCCCGATCCAATTTAACATGATAAACGCCCGTTTGGACAGTTTGGAACACTCCGTCGATAAACAAAACGACCGTATTGACACTTTGGAAAGGAGTAAATAATGGCCAGAATGTCTAAAGCGGAAATTGAAAAACACAAAGGAGCCGATTCCGCTCTCGGTAAGCGCGCTCGCTTGGCTCTGATCCTGGATGGGATGCACGGCGCAGGGAAAGCCGATCCCAAACACGCGGGCGATACGCGGAAGAAAAACGCCCGCGTCTATGACATGGGCTAACCCATGACCGTTTCCACAACCGCTTCCAGCATCACCATCGAGGGTAACGGAACTCAAACCATATTTAACTATAACTTCGAAATCCCCTACCAAGCGGACGGAGTGACTCCCGCTGTTGCGGTTTCAACGTTAATTTCTGGAACCACTACAGTTCTTTCTTCATCTCAATACGCGATAACTGGCATTGGAGTGTCTTCGGGGGGAACTGTAACATATCCGGAAAGCGGGTCTAACTTGCCTGCGGGTGGGTATATAACAATCCAACGCGCTAAATCTCTAACCCAAGACTATGCATTTCCCAACGCAAGCCTACTCCCCGAAACCATTGAACAAGCTTTGGACACTCTAACCCTTGAAATGCAACAAATTCAAAACTCAGTTCAAGCTCTGGCCAACGCTTTGGGAATAACGCTTATCGATCCGAATGGGAGTTGATAATGGTCGCCCCGGTTGACATCGTAAATCGAGCGGCTTCTAGAATTGGAGTGCGGGCCACGATTGCCAATCTCGCAACCGACACAAGCTCTTTGGGCTTAAATGCGCGATTGAACTATCAACCTCTTCGCCAACAACTCCTCCGCGCGGCACAGTGGGGTTTCGCGCGCAAGACTCTGGCGCTGACCCAGCTTGGAATATGGACTGATGTCCCGCCCACAGTTCCTCAACCTTGGCTTTATAAATACGCCTATCCTTCAGATTGTCTCAAAGTTCGATACCTAATCCCCCAATGGAACGCGGCCGGGATTACCCCCAACAACTTTGTCTATCTCGGTGGCCCGCAATGGGGCGGGTGCGGATGGGGCGGCCCTTCTCGCCAGAACCGCTTTCTTGTTTCTTACGATGACTCCCAACTGAATGGTCAACCCGTGCAGCGCGTAATTTTATCCAACGTCGCTGGCGCCTTGGCGGTTTACACCGTTGACGTAACCGACCCCGATCTGTGGGACCCCCTATTTGAAAACGCCATGGTAGATGGGCTCGCTTCCACCTTGGTGATCCCACTCTCCGGCAATGTCAAGATGAAACAAACCTACGAGCAAGCGGCTATGCGTTCTGTAATGGAAGCGCGGGCTGCCGACGGAAATGAAGCCCTTCCCACAACTGACTACACCCCCGACTGGATTCGTATTCGCGAGCGCGAAGGTTTCGGCTTCGG